CATTAAGTCTTTTTAGTTAAACCCTGTTTTCCATATCCTGTTTTATACGCAGTTCCGTGCATTACTTGAGCTCTAGAACCAACCAATTCATCAAATACATTATCTTTAATAACATATTTACCATCTTTATTTTTCATTACTTTTTTCATTATATACATATATGTAGAAAATTATTTTATAAATTAAAAGTAATTACGAGGTGTTGAGCCCGATCCTTCAGGAGAACCACTCCATCTATAATATTTATTTAACGGTTTATCCACATATACAGCTTTTCTTTTATTTTTAGAATTCATTAAAGTAATCGAATATTTCATATTTCTACTATATTGTGTATGATTTGTATTACCTCCTAAAAGTAATCCATTTAATTGTTTATGATTAATTGAAGGACATTTAGAACATCTTGTCCAGCTTGCTCTTGTTCCATACATTATATATTATAATTCTATATTATTATTATCAATATTATTATCAATATTATTATCAATATTATTATCAATATTATTATCAAAATATACTATTCGCTTTTTATTTTTTTTTCTTTTGATAATTTTTTCTTTTAAGTATGGATAACTATTAGACTTAATATTTGTATATTCATTATATAATATTTTTTTCAAAAAATTATAAATTATATAAATTAATTCTTCTTCACATTTACCAACAATCAATACACTACCAGTTCTAAATATCATAAACGATACCTTTATAGAATTTTCTTTTTCTTTACCATTATGATGTTTATCTAAAATATTATAATAATATTCACATTGAATTCCAGGATATGAACAAGGGTCAAAATGACAATTTATAGTATAATTATATTTTAATATATTGAATAATTTATCACGATCTATATTAAACCCACAATTAAAATTAGAATTTATTAATACTGTTTCTGTCTTTTCTGGAATATATAACAAAGGTAACTTTGTATTAATTAAAGGATTTATAATTTTTACTAATAAATCTAATGCTTTATTAAACATAATAATATTTTTTATACCGGGAATTTCTAATTTGCCTGTATTAAAAACTTTAATGTGTACTTCTTTGTATGTATTATCTATTAACACTCTTACAATTATTACAAAACAGTTATAAAACGCACCTTTCTTTTTACATCTATTGTTTAATATATCTTTTTTTGATATACCAATACTTATTTTTCTTATATCTTTATATTTAATTCTTCCTTCAGGATTATCTATATTTTTAATTATATGTTCGTCATAATAATAATAATTACCTAATTTACTTTGAATATGTTTTAATTCTTTTAATGAACATGAACAAAATTTCATTTGCTTTTTAATAAAACCTTCTTTTGGAAGATGGTAAGACGTGATAGGTATTTTCCAGAATACATCATTTAAATCAATTGCTTGATTTAAATATGAAATCTTTGTTTTAGTTGATATATATATATCGCTACATTTATTTAATATAATATCTTTGTCTGTTTCTTTATTATATTCTTTGTCTGTTTCTTCATTATAATCACCATTACAATATGTATCCCATGCGTCTTCTATATCCATAAAACAAGACATTTATTTATTTAAATAGTGGTTTAAAATTATATTTATATAATACAATATTTTAATTATTTATTTCAATTTTAATATTTAATATATTTATATAATAATAATGAATAAAGAAAATAAAACAAAACCAATATACATTAATTCTTTATATAAAAAACAAAAACAAAATACGAATAATCCTAAAATGTCTCCTCCTAGTAGTTGGGATGAAAGATTACATAATCGAAATAATTTTTTATTTAATTACTTAGATCTTTTTCAGAATAATAATTATTCAAAAAATAAATAAAATATTTTTTTAAATAATTCATATCTAATTCTTTAAAATGAATTATATATTCCATAAATGTTAACAATTCAGTAGTTATATTATTTTTTTTATATGAAATAATAAAATCAAAATATTCTTTAATAACATCCTTTATATTTTTATTATATTCAATAGATATTTTATCTAATAGTTTTTCTGTAATAGATGGATCACTCATGATTAAATTATATTCTAATTTCTCAAATATATTATATTGTATAATTTTATCTTTAATTATTATATTCCCTTGTATATGATTTATCATACTTCTTATATCAGACTCATATAGTCTAATTATATTCATCACATACTCATCCTCAAATTTAACTTTTTCCGTTTTTATTATATTTTTTAAATATTTATATATGTGTTCTTTTGGTAATTGATTAAATTTCAATTTAATCAGTTCATTTTTTAATGAACTATCTATCTTGGTAATATAATTACATATTAAACAAAATCTAACATTTGTATTATAACTATATAAAAGATATTTCAACGCAGTTTGGGCGTTTTTTGTCATATAATCGACTTCGTCTAATATTACAAATTTTAAACCTTTCTTAAATAATACATTTGAATTTACAAATTGATTAATTTGGTTTCTTATTATATCTATTCCGCGATCGTCCGATGCGTTTAAATGAATAATTAAACCACTATTTGTTTCATTGTTTATTTCTTGATATTTTTTTACCAAATTTATTATAGTTGTCGTCTTACCTGTTCCAGCAGGTCCATATAATAATAGATTTGGAAAATAGTTGTTATTTATTATATTATTTACTATAATTTTATTATAATCATCGAAAATTATATTATTTAAATTTGTAGGTCTATATTTTTCAACCCATGGTGTGCTATTTAATTCCATTTACTATTATAATATAAAATTGATTTATATTTATATTTATATATAAATAAATATAAATAAATATAAATAAAAATGAATTATTCTTGCGGATATCTTGAAATTATTACTGGTCCTATGTTTTCAGGTAAAACAACTAAAATGATAAATTTATATAACGAACTTACGAATGAGAAGAATGATAATATTTTACTTATTAACTATGATAAAGATATAAGATATTCTTACAATAAATTATCGAGTCATGACAATGAAATGATTCCGTGTTTTATGACAGATAAACTTATTAATGTAAATACATTAATTAATAATTACGATATAATTATGATTAATGAAGCACAATTCTTTAATGATATTGTTTCGTGGGTTAGATTCGTTATTGTAAATTTTAATAAACATATTTATATTAATGGGTTAGATGGTGATTTTAATACAAATACATTTGGTAATTGGTTAGATTTAATTCCTTTCTGTGATAAAATAACTAAATTATATGCTAAATGTAATCTATGTAATAATAAAGCTATATTTAGTCACAGATATATTGATAGTAATGAAAAAATATTGATTGGTTCTGATGATATGTATTATCCTGTATGTAGAATTTGTTATATGGATTTAAATACTATGTAAAATATACTATATAAAAACTATTTAAATTTTAATTATTATTAAATAATAATGGAAGTAAGTATTATAAATAATAAAAATGTTAACACAACAATTGTGAAAGTTCATAAAAAAAGAGGTAGAAAACCAAAGGGGGGTAAAATTATTAAAAAAATAAATGATTTGAAAGTAACACATATAGAACCTAATATTATTTTACATCTTAAATGTAAAGATACTGATTTACATAGTTTAAATAACAACTTTTTAAATAAGTTAAATTATAAACCTAGTATTGAAAGTATAAAATCATTCCAATTTAATAAAGATAATAATAATTATACAAATTTAGAAAATACATTTTTTAATAAAAAAAATGAAGTTATTAATGATAATCAAGTTACGAATGATAATGAAGATACGAATGATAATGAAGATACGAATGATAATGAAGATACGAATGATAATGAAGTTATTAAAAAAAAAATATGGAAGAAAATTAACGAATTATCTGTTAAATTACATAATAACTTATCTGATGTAAATTCAGCTTGTTTCTGGTGTACATATGAGTTTAGTAACCCTAGTATTTATATACCAAAATATTTACATAACGATACTTATAATTGTTATGGTTGCTTTTGTAGTCCAGAATGCGCTACTGCTTTTTTATTTAATGAAAATATTGATACATCAACACGGTTTGAAAGATACCATTTAATTAATTATATTTACGGAAAAATATATGAATATAAATGCAATATTAAACCTGCGCCTAATCCTTATTATACATTGAATAAATTTTATGGTAATTTATCTATTAACGAATGGCGTGAAACATTGAATAGTGATACACTACTGCTGATTATTGATAAACCATTATCACGAGTAATGCCTGAATTACACCAAGATAATGAAGATTGTATAATGAAAAATAAATTTCTTTTCCCAAAAAGGAAAAATAATAAAAATAAATTTGTTTATTAATTATAGTATTTACACATTTAAAATACCGACTTAATTAAGATATTTTTAGGTTTATTCTTCTCATATATGGTATTTTACATATTTTTTATTTATATCATATGCTCATTTTATTATATTTTACATTCTTAACTAATTCAAATATTTTTTTCTTTTGTAATCTTGATTTAAATACATTAAAATATCCTTCTATCGCATTTGTATATGTTGATATGGAACATAAATTTTTAATATAAAGTATTTTAATATATTTAATAAAAAATAAATCATAAATATTTATTTATGATTTATTTGTTTTATATTCAGTTTACATTCTTTTACAATAATAAATCATAAATATTTATTTATGATTTATTTATGATTTATTTATGATTTATTTATGATTTATTTATGATTTATTTGTTTTATATTCAGTTTACATTCTTTTACAATAATAACATAAATAAGCACCACACCAATCGTTGCACATATTACATAATTCTAGACACGCACATTTTTCACAAAATGGTTCATTATCACGAGTTATATATTTAATATGTCTTATATGATTACAACAAACACATCTAGTTTTTTTCATAACAAGTTTAAAGAATTTTTGAATTTTTATTATTGCTTTGTTTTTTGTTTCTTTATAAGCGAGATTAAAACTTTTAGAAATAAGTGCCATATTTATATTACCAACAAATGATCCAATAAGGAATTCTATCTCACGAGGAATTATTATATTAGAAGATAATTTATTTAATGGTTGTTTAATTTTTTTTTCTTTTTCTTCTTTAATTAATTCTTCTATTGAATCTTCTATTAAATATTCAGTTAAATCATCGGTGAAATATTCAAGTGAATCTTTATTACTTGAATAATAATCAATTACGCTTTCTTGATAAGACATCGTATTTTGTTTTTTATTACGCAATTTATATTGATTAATACAATACTTTTAATTGCCCGAACGAATTATTATTTTATTTCAATTTTTTTATTTATAATAAAACAAATACAAAATTTAATTTTTTTTACGCTTATCGTAATTTAATGAAAACATTAATCTAGATGGATGTAGTGAATTAATATATTTAATTACTATACTTTTATTTATTAAACATATATTTAAACTATTCAAGGATTCTAAGTATACCTTGTGTAAATTATACAAATGAACTCTATATTCATATTTGTAATATTTTAATTTATTTTCCTTTTTAATAAAACAAGATACATATTTTTTATGCAATTCATTTGTAAACTTATGAATTTTTTCTCTATAAATAAAAAAATCATTTATATGTTCAGGAAAATATATTAGATATTCCTTTACTTTACCCATGCCTCTTAGTTGTAAATATTGATATTCCAACTTAGGTCTATTTCCTCTTAATCTTTTGACATATTCATAATTTGGATTTCTAAATTTACTTCTCTTATGTGTTTTTGAATCATATAACATTACACCTAAATTCTCATAATGTGTATTATTTGAAGCAAATGATTCACATATTTGTTCATATGTATTATAATCGTTCTTATATATTTTTGGTATCATTACACTTGTTCCTTCTAAATATTTCAATATTGACGTCTTATCAACTCTTGATATTTTATAATTATCAATCCTATATACATCTACCAAAAATAATTTTATTATATGAATATTTGATACAATACGGTTATCAGGATGTTGTAATACAAAACTATAACATTTGTTTTTTGGTAATAGGTCAAATTCAAAGTTAACTTTATTACAAGCATCCAAAAACATATATCTAAATGTTTTGTTCTTTTCATATACTCCTTTATTAAAAAACATTACATCGCCACCAATGGTCTTTTTTGTTGATATTTCCCATTCTTCAACTTCATTATCATAAAATAGATTTATCATTGTTCCTTCAATAAACTCTTCCAATACACAATTATTTATATTACATTCTTTCATATAATCAAATATATCAAAAGACTTTGGTGGAGAAAATGATAATATTTTATTATTTTTAAAAATTACTGAACGAAATAAACCAGTTATTTCAATGTTACCTCTATCTATATTTTCTTTATTATAATTTAGGATTGAATATCCTTTTTGTTTTTTCAATTTTAAATCTAATTTTTCTAATAATTCTTTATCGGGTTTATTCTTATATAATCCTTTTAGATCATTACCATTACAACTATCAAGGTTAAATTCCATTTTTATTACTTAATACATAATATTAATAAATCTTTAAACTTGTTTAATAATATTATTTAGGAGTGATTTAATTATTTTAAATTAAAAAGAAATTTCTTTTATAACTATAAGTAATGAACGAAAATAAAATTACATTTAGATTAGGAGATATTATTAACATTGTTTCACCAAATAATAATATATTACATAATAATATTTTTTATATTAAATCTGTTTATGAAAATAAATTAATTATTTTAAATACTAATAGTGAATATTTAAATATATTGTTAGACGATAAAGGTTCTATTATAGATAACTCAATAGAAACAATAGAGATTATTAGTAGATCATCTATTAATGGCTATGCGACACTTAATGGATATACAAAAGACACGTGGATTAATATTTTATTAGACATTGATGATGATAATTCACTAATAGGTAAAATTAATAAACTAGAAGAAGACGAAATTGAAATTATGTTGTATCCAAGTAATGAAATTATATATATTGATTTCGCTTACAGAGGAATACCACAAGATATATCTATTAAAAGTATTGACATTATTGATGATCCAACTAAAATAAAAGATAAACAAGAAGTTGATGTTGATGTTGAAGATACACAAGAAGTTGATGTTGATGTTGAAGATACACAAGAAGGTGATGTTGATGTTGAAGATACACAAGAAGGTGATGTTGATGTTGAAGATACACAAGAAGGTGATGTTGATGTTGAAGATACACAAGAAGATTTTAATTATAAAGATATTATTCTTGATAACGATGACCTAGAATTAGGTTCATCACTAGATACAATTACATATATGGTTGATGTTCCTGATGTTGAGAAAAAGTATGATATAGATTCGCAAGCGAATGATTTATTAGATGATTTATTAGCAAATATACCTAATGTAAATCGAACAGACAAAGTTGTTAATAATATACATACTATGATTGAAAGATATAAACAATTAAGAAAATTCTTTTCTGTTTATGATGATAATAATAATATTATTGGTTCAAAAAAGAGAGGTTATAAATATAAACCTCTTTTAAATGAATTAAAAAGACTTAATAAAAAAATATACTGGATATTACCAGTTTCTGTAATTAATAAAAAACTTTATTTTAAATCAGACGATAGTGTAGAAGAATATTATGATGATACTAAATTATATACTCCTTTTAAAGATACATATCCAAGTGTCAATATATTGACAGGTGATAAAGAACATGAAATGAATGATAAACTAATACCTGAAACAGCAAATTCATATAATTACAAAGTAAAATTAATAGATAATTTTACAAAACCTTTTGAAAAAATAAATAATGATAATAATGATAATAATTATAATTATCATGTTTTAAAAGTAAAAAATAACTTAACATCAGTTGTTGATAATAATGATAATATGGAAACAAATGTATTATATGGAAAAAATGATGAAATGTTAAGAAATAAAAGATTTTATTTACAAAATTATACTTTGGGTGCATCAAAATTAAAAAATGTTAATAATGTCATAAATAGATTAAATATAGTTCCAAATGAAAAAATGAATATAAAATCTATGTTATTCTTGCCTCAAGAAGTAATTGAATTTTCACATATTAATTTACCAAAAACGAATATAATGGAACGTGTAAATTTAAATAAAAATTTTATAAGTTATTGGAGATTTCTTAATAATAGAACAAATGTAAAAACGAATAACATTAATATTAATAAAAATATGGTCCATGACAAAAATTTTTTTAAAAACATTCAAGAATTTAAAACAGATGATAATCTTACGAGTGATCAAAACTATAATAAATTCTTAAATACGATTATACCTGATACACAAACTATATTTAATTTAATAAAAGATGATATTAAACATGGATATAGTATAAATAATGTTATGTTTAAATTAGAACCATATATGATATATAAAGAAGACTTATCTTATAAACAATTTCAAGAGATGAACCTATTTATTAAAAATAAAATAAAAAATTATAATGAAAAATATATTAAAAATGTAAAAGAATATCAAAAAATGAATGAACTGAACCTAGTAAATAATAAATACATGGAATTATTAATAAATATAATAAGTGATTATAATACTGATTTAAAAAACAAAATATTAAATCTATATAATATAGATGAAAATAATAAAACAAATTCAGAAATATATAAATTGTTATTAGAAAAAGACAATTCTATTGTTTATAATTCTATTGTTTCAAAATTAAATATTGATTTGCTATTTTTTGATAATAATACCAATATATTAGAATTAAATGAATTTAATAATAACTTATTAGAAACCAAAAACGATGAATCTAAAGATGATGAATCTAAAGATGATGATTGTAATAATATAAAAATATCGAAAATATATAAATCTAAAGAAAAATTAGAAGACGACAATAATAAAATTATATATTATGATGATAAATTAGATGATATATATTATGAACTATTGGAAGTGTATGAAGATGGTTTAATAATTGAGAATTCTGTAGATAGAATTGATAATCTTATATCAAAAATAATGACAAATAATGGATTAAATGAAGATAACGCACGTATATATGCTTTATCTCTAATAGATGGCAAAAGAAAAGTATTAGAAAAAGATTATGCTATATTAGATATTAATAATACAAAAGATTACTATATAAGATTTAATAATACGTGGATTTTAAAACCAGAAATTAATTATAATGACGATGATTTAAATAATTATTTATGTAATTCTAAACCAAAATGTTTAATATATAAAGACAAATGTAATACAATTGATAATATAAAATATAAAATTAACGAGATAAATACAAATGAAATAATAAATCAGTATGATAAAAAAATTCAAGATAATATTGATAACTTTAAAAAATTCATAGATAATAAATTAATAATATCAATTAATAGATTAAATAATTTAAATAATATTGAATATCTTAATAGTATAAAATATAATATTGATAAATATAAACTAGGAATCAATAATGATTATGTAATTGATAAAATAAAATCTCCATATGAAAAACTTAAAAATGCTATATTAGGACAAGGTTATTTTGTCAAAAGACAAAACGATTTAATTAAATTTATTGATAATTATACTAGACCATCAAATTCTAAATTGAACGAAGATACTAATTGGTTATATTGTATTGAAAGTAACGCAAAGTTATTACCAAGTTATATGAAAGAATTATCATTGTCGTATATGAACAATGATCAATACGAATTAAAATTAGATCAAATTTGCGCAGAAAGAGGAACAATCAGTGATGATGGTGAAAGTTGGGTAGATAAACATAGTGGATATGTAATTAGAAGAATAAGTTTTAATATTGATGAAGGATATACTGAGGAAGGTTTCAAAATAACTTCGAGAGATATATTAGAAGAAGATATTGGTAGTATATTGATTAAAAAAAAAGATATTAAAGTTAAAGATCAGAATTCCTATAAAATATCAAATGTAATGAACGCTTTACTAAGATATATGAAAATAAATATAAATGATAGTGATAAAGAATATGTAATTAACAGTGTAAAAATATTTTTGAATAATAATATTTCAAATAAATCTGAATATGAAAAAAAAAGAAAAAGGTTATTGTCAAAAGGAAAAAAAATAGATGAATATAACATCGTAAATAATTCATTATTGATAATATCTACGATATCTTTATTATTTATAATAATTCAAACTTCTGTACCATCCATTAAAAATTCATATTCTTTCCCTGGTTGTAAGGCATCTTTCAAAGGATTTCCTTTATATTCTAAGGATAAATATACTGGTTTAAATTATATAATATGTGTTTCTAAAAAAATCGCGGATGATATTGATCCTTGGAATGGTATTTATAAATTAAGTAAAAAAAAATTATTAAAAAATATTATTAATAATATTGAAAACTATGTTATAAATGATAGTTATATTATTAGTAGAATAGATATAAAAAAAAGATTTTTAAGAGATAATAAAAAAATAAATAATAACGATGACGAATTCTCTATATGTAATTGGATAAACTTTTCACCTCCTTTAATCGATTTTAATATTAAAAATGTTGTAAATATTTCAAAAAACGCTATTGATAACTTTTATAAAGAGGATTTAGTAAATGGTGATAAAAATCAATTTAAATTCATATCTTTAATTAAGTCAAGTATAATTAATTATTCATTAGGAATAGTTAATATTATTAATAATATTGTTAAAGATAAATTTTTGATTTTATCAAAAAATTCTGGTGAATTATATTTAGAAAATGCTTGTTGTGATGATGGTAATTATAATCCTTTTATATATTTCTCTAATATTAATAGTGATATAGTTGAATACAATAAAAATGTTAATAAACTAAACAATATATTGAACGATATTGAGAATTTAACGAATGCACCGATATTATTTGATAAAAGTGACACAAGGGTTAAATTTCCAGAGTTATTGGAACAATTTACAGAAGAAACCATATATAGAACATTTATATCATATTGTAAGTATGATACTGAAAGACCTATTAATGATAAATTACTACGTATATGTTCTGTAAAACCTAACGATTATAATATTAATGATGACATTACTAAAAAAATCCAAACATTAAAAAATAATGGAATTAATTATTCGATTGAAGATTTTAATAAACTATTAAATATTGTTAATAATAGCAATGTTGTTGATATAGATTTAAATATTGAAACTATTAATGATATGGATATTATTAAAAATATATTATTAGATATTAAAACGAATAATGATACATATATAAAAGAAGAATTTGTTGATAAATTCTTACTTTCTATTGAAAATAAAGATAATATTCGTGATTTTAAAAATTATTTGGACGAAAATAATAAAATAATGAAAGATGAATTATTTGATTTTATAAATAGTGATAGTAATGTAACTAAATTAAAATTTAAAAATTTTAAAGATTGTATATTAGAATTTGAAAGGTTCGATTATTTTAAAGAAACCATGTATAATGAAAAAACAGACAACTCCATTAATAAAATGATTGAATATGTTAAAAATTCATTATATAATATCATTTCTGTATTTCCAAACTTTGTTATTAATAATTTAGATTATTCTGATATTAATGTTCCAAAACACTGGAAATTGTCTAACAGACACAATAACGATATTAAAAAATTCATTAAAAAATATTATACTGGTTTACAAGAATTAACAAATGACAATCAAACTAATATTATTATGGAATATATTATGAAAAATAATAATATATTAAAATTAGTTAATAGAACAATATATATATCCCCTATTAAAATGGGAGACAATATATATTATAAAAATAGTATTTTTGATAGAAGATTAATATTTCTATTATTCAAATATTATTACTTGCTTATTTTAACTAATATTATGAATTTAAAAGACAATACTACTATCATTCAACAACCTATTATTCAACAAATGGAAAGTAAGAGTGAAGAAAACATTGAAACATATAATCAAGGCGAAATATCTGAACTTGATATTGTTATGGGAAATCAATTAGAAGTATCACAAAAAATTTCTAAAATTTTGATCGTGTTTATACAAAACGTTTGTGCTGATAAGAATATTATATATTCTGATTACTCTTCCATACAAGATAAAGTATTTAAATTAAAAGAACAAGAGAAATATTTAATTACCGAGTTTTTAGGTAATTTATCAAACGAAGAGAGAGAAATTGAGAATATATTTAAAAATAATAAACTTGAAAAATGGGGCAAGGGATTGCAAAAAGGACTTGTTAGTTATAATACAAAAACATACGAACAAGAAATACAAGATATGGAGAAAAACGCAATAATCAGATTTGAATTGGATAAAAATAGTCTAGTTAATGACATGAATAGAGATATATATGAATTTGATTATATTGAAAATAAATTGAGAGAACAAGACATAGAACATGAAGTTAATGATTTATCTAATTATTCTAATGAAGATTTCGATTATGGTGATAATGAATTCACAGACGAACATTTCTTTTCATTCGAAAGTTTTTAAATTATAAGGTGTGTGTTAGACAAAAATTATATTATATGGTATGATAAGTATTCGTTTGTGATATTAACTATGATTATACAAACATTTCATTGATTGATTTCAGTTATACAAAAATCAAATATATTATATTTTATAGAGGGTCATTAAATCAAAATAATATTTAAATTTATTCGAACACGTTTTCAACCGAATCGTTCTCATTTAATTAGAACCATCTACAATAAAAATAAAATTAAAAATTTATAAATAATATACTTAAAACTTATTTGTGTATTTTAAGTATATTTACGATGCCTATGCGGTTGAAAAGTTAATTTTATAAAAATGAACAAGAATAAATAATAGAAAAAAATGTATCCATATTAGATTTGAAAACAAGAATACATATACACTTTATGAATTAGATAAGAATGAAGAAATACAAAATAAAATCATGGAATTAATACCTGAAATAAGAAAATATTATAGTTTTAATGGAATTAAGGCAGTTGGAGAACCAAATAAAATAAAAAGACCTTGGTTATATTTTATAAAATTGAAACAAAATAATATAAAATCTATTTAACAATCTATTTAACAATCTATTTAACAATCTATTTAACAATCTACAAATGAACGATATTATGATGTCGTCCCAATATATTTATTTATTACAAGAACGAGAGTTTAAAAATTTAAAAGAGAATATTTATAAAGTTGGAATGACTAAACAAAAAAACCATAAAAGATTTAACCAATACCCAAAAGATTCGGTTCTGTTATTTCAAATGATTTGCAATAATTGTAAAAATATAGAAAGACTTGTTCTTGAAAAATTTAAAGTAAATTTCAAACAAAGAAAAGATATTGGTAATGAATATTTTGAAGGTGAATATAAAGGCATGATTGATATAATTTATTTAACTATAAAAAATGAATTAAATACTGAGGAAGAACAAGAAGAGGAAGATGATGATGACAAATATAAAGAACAAGAAGATAAAAAAAAATTTAATTTATTATGTGAAAAAATACGTAAAATATTTCCTGATTATAGAAATGACGAAAGTTTTGGAGGAAATAAAAAATATATAAAAATTAGCTATGAATTTCCTGAATATAGAAATGACAAAAATAATACATATGTTGTAAATTATATAAATTCTAAATTAATGCATAATCTACATTATAACGATAACGACTATATTATTGAATATCACATGTCAGATTATGATAATTTACAATATTTTAATCATTTAATTAATAAAAAATTAGTATGTGTTGATAAAACATATGATATAAATTCAACAAAATTTATAAGTAAAATCAATAAAACTAAATTTTATATAAATATTGAAAATTACGATGATTTACAAAGTAATTTACAAAGTAATTTACAAAGTAAAATAGACACAGAAAGTAGAATAATAATAAGTGAAGAAATAAAAATTAGGCAATTATTTCACTGCAATACTATTATTAATACTTGTTTATATTCTACTATGGAAGACGAATCTTTACGTATCTTTAAAAAAAATGAAAATCTTAAAGATTATGATACTTTTAGAATATATGTAGGAATATACTATTATAATATGATAACTTTGTATAGAATAAATTCAAAATATTATGATTACACATTCTTACGAAAATATATACCTTATGTAATTCGGTGGGATATTAATAATAATTATTATATCGTTAATCGTGAATATAAATATATTGGATTAAATCGTGAACCTGATTATACGTGTAAGGGTCACGCATATTTGTTTGATGATGGAAAAAAACCATGGGATAATAGAAATAACTATATTGTATTTTGTAATGAATACATAAAAATAATCAATAAGAATTCATTAAAAGAATGTTTAAACACGCATAATTACTCATCAGGGTTTTTAGAATAATTCACAAATCAAAATTTACGTGCCTTTTAAATAGGCGCAAACCTTGAAGTTTCCTTTAATTTTATACATAAAGGTGCGGTTTTAAATATTCAAGGGTGTAAAAGTGTAAAACAACTTTATTATAAGAAATAAATACGGGATATAAATCGATACGCACGGGGGCAATGATATAATGATATAATGATATAATGATATAATGATATAATGATATATAATGATATAATGATATATAATGATATATAATATAATATATTATATTATTAATACATAAAATATGAAATTTTAATCATCATACCCAATATATATACAATAACTATGAAAAAATTATGATAAATTTTTTCTATCATTATATTTATATAATATATAATATATTAATGACAAGATTTTGTGAATATCATAGCAGAAAATATTCCTATAACTAACCCAATATGATATTTTATCTGCATGTATCTATTAATTTTATGTAATTCTACACGTTGTTCTTTCTTATCAAGATGTAATACCATATAATCTGTTTTAGGTGATAACATATAGTAAAAATAATTAAATGTTAGAGTGATTGATCCAATTAAACAAATAATACTATTCTTACCTAGAAATTTATACTTTTTATTTAATATTAATACAATGAATGATAAAATTAATCCCAATACATATCCTTCTAAATATATTTTTCTACGTTCATTAATAATTTTTTCATATTTTTCTATTTCGACATTATTCAACATATTATAGAAATTACTTTTTTTACTATCTTTTATATTTAGAGATACGTAAAGATTCGCTATTATAAATACCATTGAAATAACACAAGTAGTTTCACAAACCATTATATTTATATATAATATTTATATATAATATTATGAATAGTGATAAAAATAAATATTGTTCAAATAAAACATTGCTGGATATTGTTAATAATATTTATAAAAAAAATAGTAATTGTGGTGGATGGGAATGTGTTACGGATAAATATAACAATCGTCAAGCGAAAGATCGTTATGATTATTTGAATAATAGTAATAAATATGTTAATGAAGATAATTTAATTGAATTCATGGGTTCTACAAGAAAAATATTTATTGATTACATTGTAAAAGAAGTAATCAATAAAATAGATAATAGTAAATATAAAAAATTTTTAAAAAATAATAATTTACGTGATGTAATATTAATGAATGCGTTTGGTAGTGTAAATCCAACATCTGATTATGATGTTACTTTTGCAGGACCTGGTATTTATTATATAGTTAGTTGTTTATTAAAACAATTCAAAAATTCTATGAAAATAGATAAGTCAATTATAACTACTATGTCTAAAATGTTTGATTCTAACTTTTATGTATGTCCTGACTTAATTTTATTTAATAGTAATAAAATATTATTAACCGACATTAATATTAAATTATTTCTTGTAAATATGAAAAAAAATCATTATGTACCCGTACCTTGTGAAGATCGTCATTTTAATTTAGAAATAGAATATTTAAAAAAAAAACGTGATTCACATGAATCTTTATCAGATGAAGTAATAGAAAAAAAGTATTCAAAATTATTAGAATTATCGGAAGATATGGATGATGAATTGTATAAAATGAATGGAAAAAATAAAATATTAAAAAACGACATGTCATTTATTGAACATATTTTGAAGATGAATTCTATTTCTATAGAAGCATACTATACTTTATCATCGATTCTTGTCGTTGTATATGGTATACAAGCCAAAAGAGATAAAGATTTAGAATTTATATTAAAAAAAGAAAATTATATAATAGCTGGTGTTGAAAACATTATTGATTTAGTTCATCATCAATCGTCTAGTTTTAAAGAAGGAAACTACGAAAATAACAATAATCTTGCTATTAAAGTTAGTAAATATATTCAACGTATATTTTTCTGTTTAAATAAAGTAATGGATGATACAGAAAAAATTAAAAAATACCAGAAGTTATTGGATAAAGTAGTACATTATCGCAGTAATTCAAATTCATTAACAGATGAAGAAAAAATATCATATATTAAACAAGGTGGTTTTATAGATAAATTTATTAATATGTTTAATTTAGACAAACAACTTACATTTGATAATATGCCTGATATATTTAAATTATTAACGAATGATTATAAAGAAGCAGATATATTTAATATTGTTCGTAAAAAAAAAAGAAAAAACTCACACAAAATTAAAAACAAAAAATATACTAGAAGAAATCGTAATAAATAATTTAACTCTAACATATTTGTTTATATACATACACAAAAGTGTTTTACACATTTGAACATTTAAAACGCCGACTTATTTGTCATATTTAAAATAGTCAAAATCCTTTTATAACTTTGCATATTTTTCAAAGGTTATCAAAATATTTTTTATAGATTTTGGAACACATCAGAAAATCAATAAAGAATACATTGTATTTTGAAGAAAATAATAATTGGACAAGGATAAATGTTGAACATATAAAAAAGAGGTATATAATGATTTCGCGGCAAATAGACAAAATTGTATAAATATAAATTAAATCGGCGTTTTACATGGTATTTATTTTAGTGTTATATTTTTATATTCTGAAACATATGAAGGCAGCGTATATTCATAATCTTCATCGAAAGGAATATCCATATTCCATTCAATTTGTAATGGAATCGTATTTGCGGGTTCTGATTTTGAAGTCCAATATTCTTTATTTAATACTTGGTATAATTTTTTGATTCTATTTTTTATACCTCCTTCATTTCTGGGTAATACGTGTTTCACCGCCCATTCAAACCGCATAGATTGAATTTTATTTTTAAATCCTTTAATTAAACATACGTGTTTCCAACCTTTACCCTTTGAAATTGTATATTTAGCACCTCCTTTAATTTCGCAATTATGTTGTCTTAATCTTCTAACTGGGTCAGGTGATACACCAACATAAGTACAATTTTTATTTTTAATAATATATAAATACCATAATTTTTCGTTCATTATAATGTAATATTATATTACATTATAATGTTTAAATTTAATTAAAAATCTAATTAAAATATTATTAAGATGAGTTTTTATTATTTTAATATGATACGATAATAATATATACATATTTATTTAAAAATTATAATAATGAATGTCAAATAATTAATTAATTAATTAAATAATAAAATTGAAATAAATTTATTAATAATTTAATAAGTAAAACAAATAATAAGTAAAACAAATAATAAATAATGGAAAAAAGAATTAGTAATAAAGTTGATAATCATCTATTGAAATTCAAGAATGATTTTAAAAATATCATTATTAAAAATAATATTAAAATAACTGATAATTCAAATAATGATGTATCACATATGATATTAAAATATATATATGATTATGATAGATTGGAACTAACAAATGAAGATTTTAAGAAAAGAAAAAGAATCAAAAACATTGTGCCTGTATTTGATAGATGTAATGCGAAAAGGTGTAATGGTGAACAATGTACAAGAAAGAGGAAATTGGAAGAAATATATTGTGGAACACATATTAAAGGAACTCCCCATGGTTCAATTCAATTAGATGAAGAAGCAGTAAATCCAATTCGTAAAGTTGAAGTTTATATTCAAGAAATTAAAGGTATTAATTATTATATAGATATTGATAATAATGTATATAGACCAGAAGATATTATATCAAATAAAAAAAATCCAAAAATAATTACTAAATGGTATTTAAACGATAAATGTGAATATACTATTCCAGAATATAATATATAGTTCAACAACACTATTAAATTTATAATTAGATTTGATATATTATCTAATTCGTATAATTTCCAATTGTTGATTTATAATTATTCTGTATGCTAAATAAATAATAAAATATTTCCTAGTAGTTTTAATATTTATTTACTCATATAAAATGACTATTTGATTGTGTTGTATCATATGAATTTATTATATCCAAATTTAAAGATGACAAAACAAAAAAGTTTATTCATGTTGATATTTGTGTGGTGGTATTTTCTATATACACTTTATATGTTATAATTTATCATCTAACCATAATCCAGTACACAAATGCATACCATACCACCCTTTATTTTTTAATTATTTTATATATTGATTATTATTTTTTGTAGGTGAATGTAATAACATTCGTTCGGGAATATTAATATCATTTTTATTCAAATAGCTATGATACATATTAAAAACAAACAAACAAACAAAGGACCTGTGCTTTTTATAACATTATCATATCCATTGAAGGTAAATTATAATTTTTGTATGTTTCATGAATAATTTTTGGTATAGTCATTAATAATATATAGTTTATAACCATATATATATATATTTAAACTTATAATCGGTGTTTTAAATTTTCAAAGGTGTAATAGAATTTATAATCTCATTAATAATATTATTTATTTCATATTTTATTTCATAATTATTACTATGAATATCATTAATATCATTAATATCATTAATATCATTAATATCATTAATATCATTAATATCATTAATATCATTAATATCATTAATATCATTAATATCATTAATATCATTAATAATAATGTTATTATTTTTAAACCATGAAATATCAATAATACCTTCTTTATTAATATTTTTTTTATTAATGTAATTAATAGAAATTTCTTCAAAATATTTTTTATTTGACCTGATAATTTTTTTTTTAGAAAAGTTTAAATAAAATTTATATGCGTCATATAATGTGAAAATATTTTTAATATTTTTTTGGATTATATTAAAACAATTTTCTTTATATAATTCAATCGAATCAATAATATCTTTATTTTTGTCCCATAAAGAACAAAATATATTAGTAATATATTTATTATCTTTAATAATAACATCGTTAAAATAAAATTTAATAAGATTAACTAATTTAATATCGTTAAAATAATTTTTAATATTCGAATTATATTTTTTATATAATAATAATATATCATCAATTTCAAAAATAGAATTTTGAATTTTACTATTTTCTAAATAACATACTTGTATATTTTCTTCCCAAAATTTTAAAAAATTGGATACGAAAGGTAATTTAACACTAGTAATATTTATATAAATACCATTTTCATTATCATAATTTATAATATTTTTAATTTTATTTTTGAAATTATTATGAAAAATTATATTAGGTATATTAAGTTCTTCCAAATATAATTTCCATAAATATAACATATTTTTATTATTAATATATGAATTATCACACTTTTGTATAGAACTTGTAATAAAATTATTTATAATTGAATCAACCGAATTAAATTTTAAGAAAGTAACATGTTCAATAAATGACTGATCCGTACAATTATCCAAAAAACCTTCAGAATTATTATATCTATCGCTATAATGACAAGCAACAAAAATCATATTTAATATTTTTTTATCTAAATATTTTTTATTATCATAAAGTTCAATATATCCTTTACTATTAATATTAATAAGTCTTGACGATTCAAATGAATGTTCATGAAATTTATATTTTAATTTATTACATATATTATGTGAGTCAAATAAAGAATTAATTTTATTTTCAATAATATTAAATAAATTTTTAATATTTTTTGATAAAAAAAAAAATGTCAAATTAATATTTTTTTGTAAAATTATATCACCTATAATAGTTAAAAAATATTTTATTTCATTTTTTGTATTAAACATAGGATATAAGAATTTTATAGTATTTTGTATAGTATTAGACTCAGGTATAGCATCGGTATATTTATTATTTTTTATTAAATTCATAATATTATCAATAATTTCAAATTTCAAATTACGCAAATTATTATAATTTGTAATTTTATTGAATATTTTCTGATATAATAAGTCTTCTTTTATAAGAATATAATTATTATCATCATACAATATAAAAATATCAGTTTTATTAATATAAAATATTTTATTTTGATTTAGAAATTCAGTAGATAAATCATTTATTTCAGTTTTATTAATATAATGAATATTATGAATATTTTCTAAATGATCAGGTAAAACTCTAATAATATAATTATTTAATTCATTTTTCATTTTAATATTATCATTATATTTATTATATAAAGTATTAATCATTTTTATAAGTTGTTTATTCATGCTTATAAAAATATTTAATTTATTTTTATATTATTATAAATAAAAATATAGTAATGATTTAAAGATTTTTATAAGTTTAATATAATGTCAAATAATACAATAAATATGAACGATGATAATAATTCTGGTAATATTTTAACGATAAAAACGGTTCAGATATCACCATTTAGAACGTTAATGACTGCGTTAAAAGATATATTACTAGAAACGAATATGGTATTTACGAGCGAAGGAATAAAAATAATAAATATGGATAAATCTCATACAATTCTAGCACATTTATTTTTAAAATCAGAAAATTTTGAATTATATGAATGTAATAAGAGTAAGATAATAATAGGTGTGAATATGTTTCATTTATTTAAATTAATAAACACAATTGATAATGACGACACATTAACTATTTACATAGAAAATAATGATTATAATGATGGTATTGTTCAATATCTAGGTTTAAAATTTGAGAATGGTGATATTAAACAACAGAAAATTCAAAAATTAAAATTAATAGAACCTGAAATGGAAGAATTGGAAGTACCTGATGTAAAATTTTCGTCAGTAATCAATCTTCCTTCAGTAGATTTTCAAAAAATAATAAGAGATTTATCTTGTATATCAGATAAGATTGAAATAAAATCTGTAACAACACATAATAGTGCTGAATTGATATTTAAATGTAAAGGCGGTTTCGCAAATGCTGAAATAAGACGTGCTGAAAACGATGGTACTATGGAATTTATTCAAAAACAAGAACATTGTAAAATAATTCAAGGTGAATTTTCTTTAAAAAATTTAAGTTATTTTATTAAATGTACAAATTTATGTAGTCAAATTGAATTATATCTTGAAAATGATTTACCTTTAATAGTTAAATATAATGTTGCTTCGTTAGGAGAAATTAAATTGTGTTTAGCCGCGTTACCGAACAATTAATTAACATGTTTTTTAAAAATAGTTCCTTCAGTAGTTAAACCATCTATATGGCAAATATTTGTTGTTTCTTGTTGTTCGCAATTAGAAATCCATATTTTAATAATTCCAAAATTATTTTTAGGTGATATAGTAATACCATTTATATTTTTCATTAAATTATCATCATCAGTTAATACTTCACCTATAAGTGAATATGATAATTTATTCCATGTATCAAAAATATTATTATTTAAAACTTTATATGAAAAACAACCACCATTTATATTTTTTGTATCTTCCCAACTTGGAAAAATACCATCTCTCATTAAGAATAACATACAATTATTTACTAATTTATCATCTATATTCTTATATAGAGATAGTAATTCTTCTAAATAATTAAAAGAATTTAAGTTTATATAACTATCTTTGCCCCAATTTGTATCATGTTGTAAATGTGCCCATAATGTCCATTTGTCATTTAATTTATGTAGTTTATTGTTTCCCTCCATTAAATATAAAAATATATTATATTTATATATTTTTATATAATTAATTAATATTGTTAATTATTATTGTTAATTATATTTTTATATTTTTATATAATTAATTATTATTGTTAAAATGTTTAATTTATAAATATATATATTTATCTTTTTCAATAAGAATACCTTTATCATTCTCTTTATAATTCATATTCATATATTTAATATCTTCATTCAAAAACATTAAATTATAATCATTGCTAATTTTTAATTTATAATATTTATTCATATACCATTTTATAAATATAGAATCAAAAATTATATTATTCTCTATAAAAATATTTATATTGTTTAAATTAATCATATAATCATTTTTATTAAAAACTAAATTAATTCCAATAAATTTAATATTACTATAATTGTAATTTTTATTTTTATTAAAATCATTAAAATTATTAATATCATCAAATATTATAATATCTGTTTTATTATTATTATTATTTTTATTTAAATAAAATATTTTAGAATTATTAAGATTTTTGTTTTTTAACGAGAAATCATCGTAATGACAATTCATTATTTCAATACCATCTTCATTAATTAAATACACATTTTTTTCTTTTTTTAAATATCCAACAAAATTATAGAATTTATTATAGAATTTATTATAGAATTTATTATAGAATTTATTATAGAATTTTATATATATATAACTGATTATATTTTGTAATTTAAAAAAATACCAAAATATATTATTATATATATTTTCTATAGTAAAAGTATTATAATAATCATATTTTGGTATTTTTTTATATATATTATTATATATATTATTATATATATTTTCTATATAAAATGTAGTATTTATTTTAATATTGTCGTATGCGTTTAAACAATAATTATAAAAATTAAATTTTTTCATATTATTAATACTATTATTAATACATTTAAATTAAATTTTAAATTAAATATATATATTTTTATTTTGTATAGGTTTAAAAATAAAAAGAATAAATATTGATATTATCGTATCCATAATTATGGGAATAAATACAATAAACCATACTATAGTTGAAAATCCTTTTTTACATAGAACATCAAAAAATAAAGTGTATATAATCATAACAAAAAATTTTATAATCGCATTAGAATAGTTATTTCTAAGTGTATCTATAATAATATATGTTAATGAAAACATAATATTTAAAATAGCAGGAATACATAAGTTTGTTAACATTATATAATATTTAAATATAAATAAATATAAATAAATATAAATATAAATAAATATAAATAATATGGATAAAAGTGTATTAGATAAAAGTGTATTAGATAAAAGTGTATTAGATAAAAGTGTATTAGATAAAAGTGTATTAGATAAAAGTGTATTAGATAAAAGTGTATTAGATAAAAGT